TGATAGCGCTATTGACACCTGCTCCCCCATATTTTGCTGTATCTAATGTAGCTGCTATGGCCTGTGAAGTTTCTGAAAAAAAGATTAAATCCTCTATTACAGCAGTGCTTGCATCAGTCCAGCCACCCATAATATAGCCTTTGGCAAGATGCCTTTCTATTAATTCTATTCTGTCATATACAGCATTCTTGCTTGGGGCAATATCAGTTACGCCATCCCAGGAGGCATCATAGACAGCATCAGAAGCTTTCTCACCTATCAAGGCAGTAATAGCAGCAACCAATTGATCACGGGTATCAGTGCCGGCTGTTTTCGGTGTAATTCCAGCAGCAGTCAAAACAGCAATAATTTCTTCCTGAACAGAATTAAGCCAGTTTTCTTCAACTATCGTCCCAGGAGGGCCATTGTTAAAAAAATTATCAACATGATCTGTTCCTTCTGTTCTATGCATGATTCCTCCAATTATTAAACTCCAGTAACAGCCCAATTACCAGCGCCGTCAAAATGCCATTTGTAAATGCTTGGGGCTCCTACAGTTAAAGATCCTATAACATAACCTATAATCCCTAATGTATTGCCGCTTGTTCCTGCTACCGTATCAATACTACCAGAATTCAATGTTGCAGCAGATTGTAAAAATACAGGCTTGCCAATAAATCCGCTCAATCTTGAAAGCCCACTGTCATAAATTAAACCTTTAATTAAAACCTTCATATCAGTGGCGCCAGAAGCATAACTATTTGCCGGAATTCCTCGAACTGGATTTGCTTCTGCTCTTGAAAGATCTGCTGGAATCCAAGTACCAGCAGCTTGATTGTAAGCCAAGGGCATTCCAAAACTTGCGCCATAATTGCCATGCATCGTTTGACTATAAAGATGAAATCCACGAGTTGTTTTGTCTGTAGTAATTCCTCCTGCAATTGGTTCGTTGAAGAAATCCCCAGCATTAGTAAATTCTGGGGTTTCCATTAAAGTGACCAGAAAATCTCTTAAATCCTGTGCGCTAATTTGGCCAGTTACATTATCTGCAAATAATGCAATTAATTGGGCTCTTGTGCGTTGTATATCTGCCATTTTTTCTCTCCTTTTTTTTGTTGTTAAGATTATATTGGTTTATCAAATCCATTTCCAAAGCTATCAAAATAAAAACTTCCTCCTCTTCGAAAATCAAAATTAATATCAAAGCTTCTATCATATCCCCCTTCTAAATAATCCTGAGTGTCAGATGAAAAAGACAAAAATGCTGAACTAAAACTCGCATCAAATGCTGCCCCAATTCCAATAATTTCAAAAAATGTATGAGCCGGCTTATACTTGTTAAGAACGCAAATCAACAAATTAACCCCCGGAACATATACTAATCGTTCCCCGCTTCTACTGCTGCCAGAACGAAAAAAAATCCAATCATTCTGAAAATTACAATTAATTTGCCATTTAAAAGTATCTGGATCGAATTCTGTTATTGTAATCACAAATCCAAGCAATTTTGCCAAATCAATAAAATATTGCTTGTCTTGTCTTCCAGCTGCTATCAATTTAGTGTAAGCATAGGCTCTCCGTTGTTGAATATTAATTGAAAATTCTGAACATTCGTCAGGTAATCCTAAATCAGTTTCATGATCGATTAATAATTCTGATGATCTTCTGATCTCTTTTTCCTGCAATAAGATATCTGATCTTTCTTCAATCCTGACAAATTCACCAGCAAGCCCACGAAGAAATTCAGTTAAACGGGACCCTTCATCTCTTGTCCATGCATATCCACGCGGTAAGAGCGATTGAAATAATCTAAGATAATCTGTTATTGTTTTTGCCATTTTTTAATAACTAGAAAAAGTAATCGTGCCTAAAGAATGAATCTGAGTCAATGTTGCTGTAACATCAACCGCAGGAGCAATCAATTTGTGTCTTTCTTCTCCAGCAGCAAATGATATTGCTTCTGATATTTCAGATAAATAAATTGTTTCTCCAGGCCCGCCTTCCTCAAAAATCAAACTTTCTAATTCCAATTTAATTGAATTTTGTACTTCTGCTGTATTTGGATAAATCTTTATTTCCAAATTAATTGTTAATTTAACCAATTCAATTATTGAAAGCCCAGGCTCAGCCGTTACTGGACATCCAATAGTCATTCCTGTTATTGGATCTTCATGCTCAATAATATACTCAAGAACTGCTGTTCTTTGAGCAGCATTTGGAATAATATTAATATCATTATCTCTGACAAATGCAATCCCGACTGTTCCTGCCCCTGCATATAATGAAAAAATCCAAACACGAGTAACCCCACTAACCTCCAAAACCCACGCTTTATAATCAAAAGAGGATCCTCCATGGGGCGGAAATCTTTTGCGGAATAAAGTCCTTGCTCTTAATGCGTCATCTGTTTCTATATCTGATCCACCAGCAATTCCATCAGAATCAACAGTAACAGAACTATTTACTCCAGCAATGGGACTAACAAATGTCAAAATAATACCACCATCATCATTCCCATCTGTTCCGGCCACATTTGCTGTGAAATTTAATATAGCTGTTCCAGCTACAATAGTGGCATCTTCATTTGTCATATAAATTTGATCTGAAGAAGATTTTAATTCTGATCCTTCTGGAATTAAAATTCCGTTTGTTCCTGTAGCCGTTCCTGATCCAATTGCTTCTGAAGCAGCAGTGCGAATAACTCCATATTCAGATGAAATCGTTTCTAATCCAGCTTCATCTGCTGTAAGTATAAATAATTGCCGAGCCTGATAATCTAAATATTCATATAAAAGATGAAAGGCCCCTGCACAAACTCTTGCTATTACTCGCAAAACAGACCGTCTTAAAAGAGACGTTGCACCTGTAATCTGATTTTGAAAATCAGAAGTTATTCGATCTGAAATTTGTTGTAAAGATCCCCGAGCAAATGGCATTTTCTTTCTCCTTTTTTTATCTCAGGGCCTGCGCATTCCATTGCAATTCATATTGCAATAGAACTGTTGATTTAATGCCTCTATGAATCCTAACTTTTATTGCCAAAACATCATTTCCAGGATTTCCCTGCCGTTCCACATCTGTTTCAATTTTCATTGCAACCCCATCATCAATCATCCATTGTAAAGCTTCTTCTACATATTTTTTTGCACGAACAAGAACAGTTGTTTCTGTCTTTTCCCTATTTAATAACCACAATTTAGATCCTATTTGATCATTTTCAAAATTACTTATTAAATCCCCCCACCATCCTCGACGATCTAAATTGCTTTCATCTGGAAGAATATCATCTTTTTCTGCTCGTTTGTCTGTAAAAAGACTAATTATAACAGAAGTTTCAAGTCCTTCATCTGTCTCAAGATCTTGAGCAGATTCATCAAATCCAAAATCACCTTCTAAAAAAACAGGATCTAAATTTATACGGATATCCTTTGGCATTAAATCGCCTTCACATTTACTGTTGCCTGATTTGCTTCAGAGGCTGAAACTGTTGGAACTGCTGTATTTCCCGTCCCACTTTGTACTCCAGAATGAACATGATTGTTAAATAAAGTAATAAATCTTTCATCAATTATTTTTCGCAATCCTGCAAAGTCATTTCCTCCTAAAGAAACTTGTGGTGAATTAATAATATGCTCTGTTGCGTTTACGTGTGTTTCTGTTGGCGCAGTTATTATCTTGCTTGTCCCAATATTTTCTGTCTTGCTTGTCCCAATATCTTCTGTCTTGCTGGTATCAATATCAATATCTTCCTGATCTGATCTGCGATAATGAATTCTGTTTTTTTTCATTTGAATTCGAAATGGAGTTATTGCGTCTTCATTTGTGTATATTGCAACTTCCCCTTCTATCAAATCTTTAGGCCGATATCTTCGATCATGTACACAAACAGCAATTCCATGATCTCGATTACCATTGAAAAATGCAGCCAAAACTTCTGCTTTTTCTAATGGATAAGATTCAAAACCATATTCCTGAAATCTTTCCATATCACTAATTGTTTCTTCATTAAGTGCAATAATCTGTATCTTTTGTGTCAATTCAGAATTATTGATCACAGTTAATATACCTCTTCCAAGCAAGAGAAAAATCTTGTTCTTTAATGGATTAATTAATCTTTTAAAATCATTCAAATTCATTTTTTCATCCACGGCAACCCATCAAAGCCTGCTTTTATTTCCTTTGCAACAGGCTTAATGGTAAATGTATCAGGGTGAACTAATTCCACATTTGTAATTGCTCCTCTTTCATCTATTGAAAAAGATACTTTTGAAATCAACAATGTTTCATTCACACCTAAAATTTTATCCTTAACTTGAATCATTGAATTCAATGGCCAAACCTTCCCATTTGATTGAATCCAACCTGATACATTATAATTTAAACTGCGTGATGCGCCTGCCCGGTTATTGCTCTCCCATCTGGCAAGTTTCTGGCACGTGCCGCTATCACATTTATCTTTGGCAAAAATTATAATAGGGCGATATCGATTAATTATGTTATCAACAGATTTTCCAACAGATTGCGAAGGCCCCGAAGGCCCCCAAGGAAGATTTATATCTTTACCATTATCTTGCGATTTGACAACGTATGTTTGAAATCGATCTTTATTGCTACAATCAAAATGCCCATCTAAAATATTTTTTCCAGATTCCAAAGAATCATATGCTTTATAATTTACTCCTGCGCGTGTTAAAGTCAGTTTTCCATCCCCATAACTAATCGGCAGAATGCCATTCATATTGCTAAGATCTTTGATTGTATCAAAAACAGTATCTCCTTCATTTGATCGTTCAAAGTCATTAATAATTTTATTTGCATCAACAACAACAGAATCATCAATTACAACTTCAATTTTAAAAGGAGCGCAAAGATTTTTAACAATATTTGCAAGAGACAGCCCTTTCCATTCCTTATTAATCTCATTAAACGAACAGTCTGCCAAATCACCTGTCTTATCTCTTCCTCCAAATTGAATATTATGATTTTCTGAATCAAAGTCAATATTGATATCTTCAATATACCCTGTTATTACTTTTTGATTGCTTATTTCAACAATACATTCATCACCTAAAATAATATTCCATTTTTTTGCTTCTCCTGGATAAATATCTGTCGTTGCCAACCCAAATGAGCCCGTAATTTGATACATAGATTTATCAATCATGATGCTTGTCCAGCCATGAAATGCCTGCCCCTTAACCTTCAATATAACTTCTTCATTCATTTAGCATCTCGATCATTTTGCCTTCAGGAAGGAATCCTGGGTGCTTAATATTTATATTTCTCTTAATTATTTCTGATTCTCGATCAAGATCACAATATCTTTCATATGCAAGGGCAAGGGTCGAAATCGTTACTGGAGGAACTTCATAGTCAATAACCTTTGACAATGCCCCTCCAATTCCAATCATCGATTCTACGAACACAGGCCGTAACGAATCAATTGCTTGATATGACCTTGGAGAAGCAACTGTTATATTATAATCATCATAATCAGTATCAGCTGCATCATTCCCAATTTTAAGTGTCAGTGCATCTAATTCCTCAATTACTTCTTTCATCATTTCAATTGCAGAATTATAACTTGTATAATCAATTCTAATAGCAACTTGAATAGCAAAAATAATCGCATTTATTCTTATAAAATTAACTAAAGAAAGCAAATTTGCAGAATTTCTTGCATCTTTACATGTTAAAATTGGCACTGCTTCAACAATCCCTCCATAAACGCTTGCCTCCCCAAACTGATTAATAGCAAGCATTGCTCTCACTGTCGTTTTGCCTAAATTTTCATTTATTTTGGCAAGAGATTCCATTGTGCTTGCTTCAAATCCTGTTATTTTCCCTTCATCTGTTTTTGAAGATAAAATCATCACGCTTGACATCGGCCCTGAATATTGACCATAAACAATATTGCTACAAGCTCCAAACAACTGATCAGATAGTAATTCTCCATACATTCCGGCAATGCTTTTTAAACCATTAAACATTCCAGTAATCCCACTTGCCAGACTACATGCATTAGATATTGCATTTATATCTATCAAAGCATAATCATTAGCAAGATATTTTAATGCCCTTGAAACTTGAGAAGGGAAGGCAGCTTGAACTGACATAGATACACTTCGCAACATCTTATTCAAAGACCCAATAGCATTCATAATTGAATTCTGCATATGACTTGAAATTTCTTCTGGATCAAATCCATCCGAAAAATCATCTGTTGCCATACCCAATGATTTTTCAGCCATAGCATCAGTTGTTTCAACAAAATCAGAAGTCGTCTTCGGGTATGGGGCAACAACAGCTCCAACTCTTGCCAAAATAAATACCATTGTAAATCGAGCAATCCCTCCTTGAATAAAAGATTCCTCAATCC